ATGCGGGCGTGGTAATAGCCAGTTGTTGAGGTTGTCCCGCCGACCCGCAATTGGGCGCTTACAAATCGTGCGCCAGTTGTACACCGGGCGCCGCTGATAACCACGCGATAGTTGTCATAGGTGCTCGAAAAACAATTTGCGATAGTCACGCTGGCTGCTCCAGCCGACACCGTCGTGGACGTGACGTACACAAGGCCCGCGTTCGCCAAATACGTGTTCGTGTCAGACGCAGTCAACACCTCACCCGTCGTAAACGTCTTAATGGCCATGCTCAGTATCCTAACTTGTTGCTGTCCAGCTTGCCGAACACCGCATTATCCAGAATCAGGTACGCGTTCAGGTCAGCGCCCGACAGGTAGTAGGTGTAACGGGACGACGCCGGCGTAGCCGACATGCTGACACCCTCAATAATGCAAGTAAACGTAGTGCCACGAAACGTCACATTGACCTGGGTGCCTGGAATAGTTGCCATGTGGTTGCCGGTTTCGCCGCTGACCGCATCCAACTTAAACGTGTTTTGCGCCTCGGCCAGACAGCTAATCGAGAGCAGTGCAAACCCTTGCGTGTCAAAGTTGTTCAGCAGATAGTTGGCGTAGTCAGTGGCTTGCGCGGTGCTTGCGTTTAGGGTGTTGAGCTGCAGGGTGCGGTACGGGGCGCTGCCGGTCTGCACCGTGGCCGCCGCAAACGATTCCGGGTCAACGGTCACCTGCGTGTAGTAGTTGTCGGCGTAGCTGCCAAAGTCGACTTTGTCGTACACCTGGTTAGTGGCGTTATTTGCGGTGTCGCTGAACGTGATTGGGCTGGTGGTGACGTTGAACGGTGTGCGAACCGTGGTGATGCCAGCGGCTTGGGAGTCCCACACGCGGCCGTTGATGGTTTGCAGCACTGCGGCCAGCCAGTCGCCCCACGCCCCGTCGACGGTCGTTGCGGCTAGCGCCTGAGTGTTCGTTGACAGTGTTTGCACACTAAGGCCGGTTTGTGTTGAGCAATCCAGCAGCTGCTCGTAAAGGGTGTCGGCCGCCATGGAATAGCCGAGCCCTTGTACGCGGCCGTACCGGCTGAACGACCCTTCGACTGACAGCGTGAGGTAGTCGGCGTTGCCTACGCCGCCTGCGTACGGGATGCCGTACGACACGTTGACGTTGTTGATGACACCCGTAAACATGAATTGGCCGCTTGACTGGTTATTGATTCTGATGAAGTTGCCGCTGGTCAATGCCGTAATGGGCGATGCAAACCCCGTGGGGTAGCGCACTGTGATGACCGCACGGCTCGATGAGTACGGGTCAAGCTGCCGGTGTCGGCCGACAAAGATGCTGATGTCTTGCACGTTTGACAGTGCTGTAAACACCATGTTGTCGGTGCTGTATTCAACGACGTAGTTCTGTGGCATTAGAACGGGCTGACTGTGATGGGCACTGAGCCGTTCTGACGCATGTATTCGCGCAGCGCGTCCACGACCGCGTTCGGGTCACCACCGTTGACGTTAATTGTGACGTCCGGCGCAGCTGCCATGCCTCGGGTGCCACCGATAGACGGGTCAATCTGGTCAAGGCGCAGGCCGCCCAGGCTGATTTCGGGCAGGCCCATAGGCCCGACATAGCCGTCAGGGCCTTTAGGCACCACCACAGCGCTCTTAGCGGCGCTGGTGGCCTTCTTGGCAGCGCTGGTGGCATAACCCGCCCCAAGGCCCGCCACGGCCCCTCCAGCGGCCGCAGAGGCCGCCCCAGGCATGTCCCCAGCTGAGATAGCCGCCACCGTTGACCGGGAGCCGCCGCCGTCGCCACCGATACGACCCAGGTTGACGTCGCCCAGGTACGGAATGTCCTTGAAAGGGTTGATGAGGTTCAGGCCGCGAATAATGGTGTTAGTGGCCTTGACCCAGGCATTAGCCATGAACTCGATGTAGGACGCCACGCCGTTGACAACGGTGCGTACGATGCTGCGAAACGTCTCAAATTTCGTGTAAGCGACAGTAATGCCAGCTACTAGGGCTGCAATGCCAACCGCAATGAGGCCAAACGGGTTGAGGGCCATGGCGACGTTTACGGCCATAATGCTGGTGGCGACAGCTGCAATCGTGCCCGCAATAATCGTAAACGCTTTGGGGTTGTCCTGCGCCCACTCGGCCGCCCGCTGCAAATACGGCAACACCTTCTGGATAACCGGCAACAGGGCCGCCCCAATGGACTCCTTAGTCTCATCAAGGGCCAGCTTCATCTTGGCAAAGCCGCCAGCAGCAGTGTTGCTGGCTTCCTTGGCGGCCCCGCTAAACGTGCCCTGAAGCGTGGCAAACACTTCCTCCAGGCTGGCGCCGTCCTTAATCATTTGACGCACCGACGGGTCAAGCTTGGCCAGCGCGTTCAGGTTGCCGCCGTACGCCTTCTCCATAGCCTTAGTCACCGTTTCCAGGCTGGTGCCCTTAGCGGCGGCGATGTCCATTGCCAGGTTTGTGGCTTTCTGGGCTTGGTCAACGTCCTTGGTGACGCGCACCAGCCCGGCGAGCGCGGGGCGCAGCTGGTCATCGGTAATGCCCAGGTTGCGGCCTTGCACCGTGATGTACTTTTCGACTGATTTGATTTGGTCGTCGGTTGCTCCGGTGCTGGCCTTCAGTTGGCGGGCAAGCAGTTGCTGGGCTTTTTCGTCCTCCATGGCGGCCTTGACCGCGTCACCCATAGCCACGGTGAGGGCACCCATGGCGGCAGCTGCAGGAATGGCCGCCTTCTTCAACGCAAACTGGGCCTTAGCGCCAGTGGTCTCTAGTTGCTTAAATTCCTTGATGGCTTTCTTGACGCCCGTGTCCACAAAAGTGGACAAAATTGGTATTTCAATAGCCATTAGCGGGTTTCCCTATTTACGCGTCGCATGACGTCACGGGCCAAACGCTCGAACCCAGCTTCGAGCTGGCGGCGGTTTTGCTCAACGGCCTTAGACAGCACACGGGTTTCGGTCGGTGCCACCACGCCGAGGTTGCGCCCAAGAATGTTTGCAGTCTTGCGGCCGGCCGTCTCAAAGATGACGGCACCTGGGTCGGTCTGTTGAATCAGGATGACGTTGCTGGTCTTGCGAGACGTGTCCACCTTGACCTTGGCCCCTCGACGTGCCTTGGCGGCCACATACGGAAACAGGGTGCGGCCTTTGGCTTTCCACTGGCGGTTCATACCCGACAACGGCATTTCGGGGTACGCGGCTTGTGCAGCGCGGATAGCCGGTGCGCCAATCTCTTTGGCGTCACGGTTGAACTGTTTACGCAACTCGGGGTCAATCTTGCGTAGCGCTTTAATGGCATCCTCAACGCCCACCAGGCTGATGTTGGCTTGGGTTGTCACCGTTGTTTCCTCGCTTGCTCGTTTAAGATACTAACCACCGTCGCCAGCGCCTGCCCGTCGAACGGGATGTCGGGTGGCCAATACCCGGTGCTGACCAGCACCACCGCTAGCGCGTAGTGGTACGAGCCTTTCAGGAAGGGTTTTCGGGTTCCTCCCCGACGACCTCAATTGCGGCCAGCTTCTTGACGTAGTCGTCAAACACTGCCGGCACCGTGATGCCTGCCTGTTTGCACGACTCAAACGCCATAAACGCCAAGTCTTCAACGCCGATGCCAGAAGCCAGGTCGGACGCTTTGCGCTTGTATTTGCGTTCCCAGGCGACGACCACAAACAGGTTTGTGGTGACGGTGTATTCCTGGTTGTCGTTTGTGGTGACGTGCAGGTGTAGCTGCATTTCTTCTCCCTCGGTTGGTAGGTGTAGATCAGGTGACGTCGCGCACCCAGGTGCCGCCGGTGAACGTGGCGGTGACCATGGCAAGCTCGCCAACGGTGCTGGCGACCGGGGTGAACGACTCCAGCATGCAGTTGGTGATGGTGTATTCGGGGTTGGTGGCCGACTCGGTGGTGCCTGACGGGCTGATGACCAGCGTGGTGGTGCCGGTGCCAACGCAGCTGTACAGGATGGCCTCGACCTCGGTTGCGCCGTAGCTCAGGAACATCTCCAGCGTGACCTCGACGCTCTGGAGGCCCGACACGAAACGGTGGCCGGTGTCGCCCATTGCGGTGGACTCCAGCGGGTCGAATCCGGTGGTGATGGTGACGCTGCGGCACTGGTCGGACAGGTCGGTGGTGGTCATGCCCTGGGTGATGTTCACCGTGGCGTTCGAGAGGAATGTGCTGGTGGCCATTGTCTTTCCTTTAGTTGCGCCGCACGGCTACCCGCACGGTTAAATCGTAGGTGGGCATTTCCTGCCCGCCGCCAATAATCATGACACCTGGGCGCAGGTCTGTCACGGCTATTGGTGAATTCATGATCGTATCCGCCAATGTAAGCAGGAAGTTGCTGGCGTCCTGGTTGCCGGGTGGCGGCGCGCAGATCCTGATACGCAACGTGATGTCGCCCACGTTGTAGGTGAACGCCTCGACGGTTGGCAGCTCTAGAAAGAACGTCATGGGGCGGGCGTTGCGCGGGTCGGTGACAACCGCATACCCAGTGTTGAGGGCGGCTATGGCGGTGCTGGTGGCGTTTACCGCGTCCCACAGGATGCCTGAGACAGCCATTAGGCAACCTGGGGTCGGTTCACGCCGAGCAGCTGCAAGATGCGGCCGAGGGCGCTAGGCACCGGGATGGTGCCCATGGCATCGAATGACGCAAAGGAGTCGGCGCTGCCACGTTCCCTGTACAGCAGGGCGGCGTACATAATGGTGCCTAGGGTGACGTCGCCGCCCGGGCTGGTGTTCAGCTCGTCGGTGAGGTAGCCAGACTCTTGACGCTTGCGGTAGGCCCACTGGTTGGCGGCGGACACGCATTTAGTGATGAACGCGGTGTCGTTTGCAGTGGCGACCGCAATGCCTAGCCATTCGGTCACGTTGGCGTTAGTGACCCATGTGCAAACAGGGTTCCACTCGACAAGGCCGTACGGATCGACCGCGTACCAGGTGACGTCGGCCCCAGGGTTTTGATACATGACCTGGTTGGGCACCGGAGTGTCGTAATCAAACGTCCAGTTTCCCTCGTTGTCGACGCCCGTAAATTCGTACTGGGGGCAGTCAACCAGCAGGGTGCCAGAGTCGTTGAACGATGCCGCAACGCCCGAGATTTCAATTTCTTGGCCGGGTGTAGCGTCGATGTTTGTCAGTAGTTGGAGGACTGCGTAGTCATTCAGGCGCATGGCCCGAATGACGTACGCAATCTCCGACATGACGTGCTTTCCGCGTTACGGTCAGGCGACCGTGATCTTCTGCACCATGGTGTCGTCGGCGATGAATGTGGCGACGTACCCGTAGTAGCTGAACACCCGGCCCAACGTCCCCGGTGCCTCCACCGACATCAAGCCGCGCACCTGTTCGTAGAACTCCACTGCGGAGCCACGGGCGAGCACCATCGTTCCTGCCGCAAAGTTGCGGTCAACCACGAGGTTCAGGCCGAACGGGTTGAGGGTGTTCGTGCTGGTGATGGTCTGGGTGCCCATGCCGTTGACGCCCATGAGGCCCGCCGCCGCAGCGTACGGGAAAACAGGCCTTTTATCGGCGTCGAGCTGGCTTGAGAGCTTTCGCCACACGTCCACGCTGACAAACAGGTGGTCAGGCAGGAAGTTCGTGGCGGCCAGGATGGACTCGGCGACCTCGTACAGGGTGTTGATGAGGTCGGACGGGTCGGTGCCGTTGACCGTCCAGGTGACGCCGGATGCGACGCCCTGGGCGACGATCTGGTCGGCGCACTGGTTGTCGCTCTGCAGGAGATACTGGCCGGCGAGGTCGCGCAGGATGATTTCCATGGCGGCCGGGCTGGTGAAATCGACGTCCTGCACCGACAGGGTGACCTGACCGGCGAGCGTAGTCTTGCTGACGACGTTGGACGCGATGACCGGCGTGGTTGCCGACACCGGGTTCAGCTCGGGCGACTGCGACGCGACCGACGTGTGGGTCGTCCAGGTCGGACGAATAAACGTCTTGCTGTTGCCACCGTCCGGAAACGCCCGAGCGCCCACAGCTGCGACCACCGGGCGGATGTAGTTCAGATCCTGGAACACAGGGCCGAGCACGGGAACCGGGAGCAGGCCCGGGGTGTCAGTGGTGAGAACGTCGCCGGCTGCGGCCTGCAGGGCGGTCTGCTTGTCCTTGGCGGCCTCGACGAACGCCTCGTTGACCTTGCGGAACGTGTCGCCACCGATGTGGTACGCGGCGAGGTACTCACCTGCGGACGGCATGGCAAACTTGCGCTTCGGCTGGGCCGGCAGTGCCGGCGTGGGAATGGCAGCTGCCTCGACGACCTCTGCCTGTGCGGGTGTGGCTTCCACGATGGGTTCCTCCTCTGGAACTTCTGGGTTTGTGGGTTCGTCGGGATCTGTCACCGCTTGCGCGGCTACTTCGGTGATGGTAGCACCTGCGAACGCCGGGATGGGCACAAGTGACAATTCCATCCATTCGGCTTTCGTGACGATGATGCGACCCTGCTTGTCCTCGGTGAACTCAATCGGGTTGACCCCGACGGACACGTCCATGACGCCATCAGCTGCAAGCACCAGCGCCTCATCCCCAAGGGCGGTGCGGCTGATTTTCATCGATGCCAGCATGGCTTCGTCGGTGTCGACGCGCTCCGCCACGATGCCGACCGGCTTGGTGGAGTCGTGGTACATGAAAACGCGGGGTGCCTTGCCATCGACCGGCAGGCTGCCCGGCTTGAACATGACTTCCTGGCCGCCGCTGACGGTGGCGAACACGTTGTACGGCACGGCGATGGCGTCGATGCGGCGCTCGCCGTCTTCGCCTTTCTTGGCCTGCACTGTGACAGAATCTGAAGTAAAGCGAATCACGCCATTTCCTCCTGGGTGTTTTCCTCAACGTCGACCATTTCGCGTGAGGTGTTTGCATCGTCCATCTCGCCGAGGTACGCCTCGTAATCAAAGGCGACAAACGTCCCGTTCGGCAGGATGTTGTTTGCGCTGAGCGTGGCGGCGATGACCTCGGCGTAGCCCTTGGTGCCGTACAGCCACAGATCCCAGCGCGACTCGCGGCTGTTCGTGTATGCGTACGACCCGGTCGGTACGCCCAGCAGGTAGGGCGGAATGTTGCAGATTTGCGCCATTTGCAGGGCCGAAAACTGGGCCGACTCGATGAGCAGCATTTTGTCTGGGGTGGCCGTGGTTGGCTCGTACGTCAGGAACTCGTTGAGGGCGGCGGTCTGGTTGGATGACCGCGCCGCGTTGAACGCTGCCGACAGGTCGGCTAGTTCCTGGGCGCTGAGAGGTTCGCCACCGACCTGGCGCAGGATGCCCGACGGGATTGAAGAAGCGGCGTTGCGCAGCCGGGCGTCCTCGATGCGTAGGGCGGTGGCGATTGCTTGCTCGGAGCTGTAAATCAAGCCTTGGGTGGCGCCGATGAACTGCACGACGTTTGCGGGGTCAAGCATTTCGCCATTGAAGTACAGTTCGTTGCTGGGGGCGTACCAGACGGGGCCGGCCTGGTCGGGTGTGGTGATCGAGCCGGTTGGGAGACGGGTGAACGATGCGGGGTAGCCGTCCTGGGTGCGGCTGGTGATGTACCAGAACGCCCGCCCAAAGAAGAACAGGTCGTCAAACGTCCAGGACATGAGTGTCTCGTAGCTGATGGACGGATCGGGGCGGCGCAGCCAGGAACGCGGCGCTATGTACTCGTCCTCCATTTCGCGCTCAGTGTCGTTCCACCGTTCGCGGTACATTTTCAGCGGCATGGCGCTGATGACGTTTGCGTGAAGGTCGCGGGCGCGGCTGATTGCCGGCACCGTCATGGCACGGTTACGGGCCTCGCCCTCCTGGTAGGTGTAGTACTGCCCAATGAGGGACACGCCTGCGGCGTTGGGGTTGTACCCGCCGACAGCTGCGCGCACCGCCGGCTCGGCGGGGCTTATCTGCGCTTTCGTTTCTTTGCGTGTAAACAGTGCCATGTCTCGATGTGGTGGCC